ACAACATGATCTGGCACGACGGGCTCAAGCAGTACTACCAGGATGGCAAAATTTTCGATCGCGGCAGCAAGCAATACCTGTGCGACGCATGAGGGCGACCATAGATGGCCATCGATACGACCCCCGGAGGCGCTAGTGCCGATGGGTATGTAAGCGAAGCGGACGCCGACGCGTACCACACCGACCGTGTCGACAACGACGCGTGGGACACCGCCACAACGCTGCAGAAAGAGACCGCCATCAAGAACGCCACGCGCCTGCTCGATCTGCTCCAGTGGAAGGGCAGCAAGTACTTCGAGGACGGCGCCCTGCGCTGGCCCCGCGAAGGGGTCTATGACCTGGACGGCATCATGCTCGCCGTCGACACCATCCCCACCTTCCTGGAGAACGCCACCGCCGAGTACGCCTTCGTGCTGCTGCGCGACGGTGACGTGACCGCCGCCCCCGGCAGCGCCGGCCTGGAGAAGCTGAAGGTCGATGTCATCGAGCTCGAGTTTGACACCGAGCGCAACAACCCGACCCAGAAAAGCCAGGACACGCCCGACAGCGTGCTGGCCATCATCCAGCCCTACCTGGCGAGCAGCGCGTTCGCCATGCGCGTGGTCCGCACCTGATGGGCCTGCGCGAAACCCTGCAAGCCGGGGTCAACACCGCCTTCGCCACGGTCGACAATCTCAAGGAGGCGATCACCATTCGCGAGCAGACCGCCGGCAGCTACAACGAGGCCACCGGTGCGGTCACCCGCACGACGACCGACCACGTCGTCAACGCGGTCATCGTCTCGCCCAAGCGCATGGATTTGGAGAACCCGGTGGTGCGCATCACCGATACGGTGGCGCTGTGGAACCCGCAGGACGTTCCCGCCCTGGACCCCCAGACGGGCATGAGCGTCCTGCGCGGGACCGACGAGTACACCATCGTTTATGTGAGCGCGGTGGGCCCGGCCGACGGTGGCCCGGCGCTGCTGTGGAAAATGTTCCTGCGCCGCCCGAGCGCGGAGGCCGCCTGATGGCCCAGCCCGACGGCATCCGCTTCGACCTGACCGACATCGACGCTGGCGTGCGCGAGATCATCAGCGAGCTGGGTATCCCGGTACGCGATGTGGTCAACAAGATCGGCCTGGACCTTTACGCCGATGTGACCAAGCTGAGCCCGGTGCTGACTGGGCGCTACCGCGCCAGCTGGAACCTGAACGAGAACACGCCGGACCTGGGGCCGGCCAGCGCCTTCAGCAAGCAGCCCCCGCAGGGCACCTCGCTGAACGCCCCCAGCCTGACACCGGCCGACAGCCTCTACCCGGTGTTGTACCTGACCAACGGCCTTCCTTACGCGGTGCGCATTGAGGAGGGCTGGAGCCACACCAAGGCGCCCCAGGGCGTGCTGAAGGTGGCCTTGGCCGGAGCCGATCTGCTGTGACATACCAAGCAGAGCTCGCGGCGATCGAACAGCGGTTCCTGAACAACTACACGGGAACCCCGGTCGCCATGGACGAGAGTGGCCCGGTGATAGACCCCGCGACCCGCAACATTGTCGATCAACCCGACAACGCGGCGTGGGTACGATTACTTGTGCGCGGTGCGCGAGAGGACCAGGCAAGCCTCGGTGGGGCGGCCACAACCCAGTTCCGCAATTTGGGCGTGATTACGATGCAGATCTTCACGCCGACGCGGGACGGCCACGCTGCAGGGAGAACGATCGCCGACCAGGTGGGCGCGATCTTTCGCCAACAGCAATTCAGTGGCATCACCTGCAGAGCCGCCAGCGTCGTCGAGGTCGGCAAGATCGACGGCGGCTGGAACCTGACCAACGTGGACGTCGCGTTCTACCGCGACGCGTACCTGTAACGGAGGACATCCCTCATGAGTGACAGCAGTAGAGTACAACTTGCATACGCCAGCGAAGTGAGCTGGGGCGTGATCCCGGCGGTCGCCTTCGGTGAGATCCGCACCACCGGCGAAGGCCTGAACTTCAACATCGCCAACATCGTCAGCAACGAGATCCGCAGCGATCGCCAGATCACCGATCTGGTCCAGGTCGACGCTGACGCCACCGGCCCGATCAACGCCGAGCTCAGCTACGGCACCTACGACGACTGGCTCGAGGGCGCGCTGTTCTCAAGCGGCTGGGCCACGGTCGGCTCGACCACCGGCACCAACATCGATGCGGCAGCCGCCGACAACTCGTTCAACCAGGCCGCCGGCGATTGGTCCAGCACCTACGCCGCCGGCCAGTGGATCCGCGTGGTCGGCTTCACCGAGGCGGCCAACAACGGCTTCTTCCGCGTGGTCAGCGTCACGGCCACCAAGCTGGTGGTCAGCGGCGGCACCCTGGTTCTGGAAGCGGCCGGCGACAGCGTGACCATCGACAACGACGGCTACATCGTCAACGGCACCACCGAGTCGAGCTTCACCATCGAGAAGTTCTTCAGCGACAAGACCCAGTACCACACCTTCGCCGGGTGCATCGTCAACGAGGCGACGCTGAACCTGGAGGTCGGCGAGATCCTGACCGCCAGCTTCGACTTCCTCGGCAAGGACATGGTGCGCGACACGGCCACCGCCGGCACCGGCGCCTACACGGCGGCGACCACGACCGACGTAATGAACGCCGTGGGCAACGTCGCCAGTGTGCGCGAGAACGGCACGGAGATCGCCGCACCGGTGTTCATCCGCAGCCTGAGCGTGACCATCAACAACAACCTGCGGGGCATCAAGGCGATCGCCAACCTGGGCAACGTCGACGTCGGTGCCGGGCGCGGGCTCATCACCGGAACGCTTCAAGTGTATTTTGAGAACGGTGCCTTCGTAGACACCTACCTCAACGGCACCGAGACCTCGATCGACTTCAGGGTGGCGGACGCCGCGGGCAACACGTACATCGTGACGCTGCCGCGGATCAAGTTCATCAGCCAGGAGATCGTCGCCGGCGCCATCGACCAGGACGTCGTGATCGACATGGAGTTCCAAGCTATCCGGGATCAAACGGATACCTGGACACTGCAGATCGACCGCTTCGCCGCGTAAGCAACCACGAGGAAAAAGCCACCATGGAACTACTGGACTACTACACCGACGGCCCCAAATCGACAGACGGGGTTTGGATTGACCAGGGCGACGGCGGGCGATTGCGCATCGCTCGCATGGACAATCCCAACTACAAAAAGCATGTGCAGCAAGCGCGCACCAAGCTGAAGCTGCGACGCGGGGCCATGTCGGACGAGGAGACCAAGGAGGTTCTGAAGGACGCGGTCGCTCACACCATCCTGCTGGACTGGGAAGGGGTGACGATCGACGGCGAGGCGGTGCCCTACCGGCCCGACTACGCCTTAAAAGTGTTTGATGCGCTGCCGAGCTTTTTGGACATGGTCGTCAACCTGGCCTACACCGAGGACTACTTCCGCGAGGAGGAGATATCGGGCGTCGTGGAGGACCTGCGCCCTTTATCGAATGGGTCGTCGAATGGGGCGATCAAGCAGGCTGGCTCCAAGAAGTAGCCCAGGAGCAGGGCTATCAACCGAAGGCCCTGCGTGATCGGCCCAAGGTCGAGGACCCATCCCTCCAGGATCTCATCAGCGCGTACTGGGCCCTATCGAGCTCGCGGCAAATTGGCCAAGGCTCGTGGGGCGGGATCATGCTGGTGGAGATCCGCAACTACCTGGCACTCTACCCGCAGGACGACCCGCATCGATTCGTCGAGATCATGCAACGTCTCGACACGGTTTATTTAAACGCGGTCGCGGCCCGAGAGAAGCGCAAGGCTAAGGAGCGGAAATGACAGACAGAGTCATCGGTGTAAGGATCGACGGCACCCAGGCCAAGCGCGGGGCCGTCCAGGTCCGGCGGGCCCTGCGCTCGATCCGCGACGAGGGTCAAAAGACGACCAGTCGGCTGCGCGGTCTTGGCCGGGCGCTGTTCAACTTGAAAACCGCCTTCGCCGCGCTGAGCCTCGGCGTGGTCAGCGCCTCGCTGATCAAGACCGCCACCAACCTGACCCGCGTCGAACGCGGCCTGAAGCTCGCCACCGGCAGTGCCAAGGGGGCGGCGGCGGCGATGGAGTTCATCGGCCGCAATGTCGATCGCCTGGGCCTGAACCTGCAAGCGGCCGAGGACGGCTTCGTCGGCCTGGCCGCCGCGGCCCGCGGCACCGCCCTGGAGGGCCGGCAGACCCGCGAGATTTTCCTCGGCGTCTCCGAGGCCGCCGCGGCGATGGGCCTGAGCGCCGAGCAGACCCAAGGCGCCTTCACCGCCATCGAGCAGATCATCTCCAAGGGCAAGGTCAGCGCCGAGGAGCTGCGCGGGCAGCTGGGCGAACGCCTGCCCGGCGCCTTCCAGGTCGCCGCCCGTGCGGCCGGTGTGACCACCGAGGAGCTCGACAAGCTGCTCAGCCAGGGCAAGCTGCTCGCCGAGGACTTCCTCCCGCTGCTGGCCCGCCAGCTGCGTGACGAGTTCGGGGGTGCAGCCGAGGAGGCCGCCGACAGCGTACAAGGTGCGCTCAACGGCTTCGGCACCGCCGTCGAACGCCTCAAGCGACAGCTGGCCACCAGCGGCGCCCTGGATCCGATCATCGCGGGCATCCGGGCGATCACCGAGCTGCTCGAGGACCCCGCCTTCCTGACCGGCGCGACCAAGGCGGCCGCCGGCCTGGGCAACGCCATGCGCTTCCTGGCCGAGAACATCGACCTGGTGGCCATCGCGCTGAAATCGCTCGCCTTTGGCATCGTCACCAGCGCCGCGGTCAAGGCCACCGCCGCGATTTTCGCCTTCGTCCGTTCGATGGGCGGCATTGCCACGGCCGCCGCGGCCGCCGGTGCCGGCCTGTCCGGTTTTGCCCGGGCCTCGGCCACGGCCACCGCCGCGATGGCCGGTCTGCGCACCGTGGGCCTGGCGCTGGGCGGCCCGGTCGGCATCATCGCCGGCATCGGTGCGGCCCTGGTGCTGTTGATCAGCCGCATGCGTGGCGCCAAGCGCGAGACCGAGGAGTTCCGCGATCGCCTGCAAGACCTGGGCAAGACCGGCATCGAGCTGCAGAGCGACCAGCTCAAGCAGGACATCCAAGCCACCCAGGACTTCCTGGACGATGCCCGAGCGCGTCTCGAGGCCGCCGAAGCCCGGCGCGATGCCCTCGAGCAACGGCGCACGCGACAGCGCGGTCGCAACCGGGCCGCTACCGGCTTCAGCATCGAAGCCAACACCGACGAGATCCGGCAAGCCACCGCCGACATCCAGGCCGCCGAGGCCGCCCTGGCTCGCCTCGAGCGCCAGACCCGCGCCACCGGCAGTGCCGCCGGCGAGGCCGATCCCTACCTCGACGCCCTGCGCGCCAAGATCCAAGGCCTGTCGACCAGCGGCGGTGGTCAGGATGCGGCCGACACGCTCAAGGAGGCCGAGGAGGCCCTCGACGGTCTGCGCCTGGGCCTGGAGGAGAGCATCGGCACCTTCGGCAAGAGCGAGACCGCCGCCCTGGAGTGGCGCCTGGCCAACGGCGACCTGGCCGCCAGCATCAAGGCCCTGGGCGATCGCGGACCTGCGACGGCCGCCAAGCTGGTACAGCTCTCGCGCTCGTTTGAGGAGCTCAAGACCGGCGCCGACCAGGCCGAGGAAAACATCGCCACCCTGGGTCGGCTGTTTGATCAGACCCGCACGCCGGCCGAACGCTACGCGATCACCATGGCGCAGCTCGACGAGCTGTACATCAACCTGCAGCGCAGCGCCAAGGACTTCGGCATCACCCAGGCCGAGTACGACGAGATGTTCGAGCGCCTGCGCACCCAGGCCGAGGAGACCCGCGACGCCTCCGAGCGCACCTTCGACGCCATGACCGAGTTCGCCACCGCGGCGGCCCGGGCGATGCAGAGCGCGATGAGCGATTTCTTCTTCAGCGTGATGCAGGGCGAGTTCGACGACCTCGAGGACAACTTCAAGCGCACCATCGACCGCATGGTCGCGAACTTCCTGTCCAGCCAGCTGCTGAACCTGTTCGCCGCCCAGGCCGGCACCGGTGGCTTCATCGGCGCGCTGGGCACAGCGGTGGCCGGTGGCCGCGCCCAGGGCGGTGTGGTCCAGCAAGGTCGCAGCTTCCTGGTCGGCGAGGACGGCCCGGAGATTTTCACCGCACCCGAGAACGGGCGCATCATCCCGCACCGCACGGTCCAGCGCCTGGGCAGCGATCCCCGCCAGGGGCGCCGATCGGTCGAGCAGAGCGGCGAGGTCTATCGCGGCATCGCCAGCAACATGGTCGACGCCATCGCCCGAGACAACCGCCTGAGACCCGGCCAGAGCCGCTATCCCGGGCGCGCCCAGGGCGGGCCAGTGATGCGCGGCCAGCCGGTGATCGCCGGCGAGGTAGGCTTTGAGAGCTTCCAGAGCCGCGGTGGCACCCGGGAGCCGGCCAACATCAACGTGAACATGACCGTCAACGCAGCGGACGCCGACTCATTCCGCCAGAGCCAGGGGCAGATCCTGAGCGACATGAGCCGCCTTTTGCAATCTGCCCGAGTGAGGAACGGCTGATGGCTTTCATCGAGACCCCGCGCTTCCCCGACAACCTGAGCTACGGCAGCCAGGGCGGCCCCGGTTTTCAGACCGGCATCGCCGTGCTGCAGAGCGGCCACGAGCAGCGCCGCGGTGTGTGGGCCACGCCCCGGCATCAGTACAACGCCAGCTTCGCGGTCAAGACCACCGCCGACGTCGAGGCGGTGCGCGATTTCTTCCAGGCCATGCGCGGGCGCCTGCACGGTTTCCGCTTCAAGGACTGGAACGACTTCACCAGTGCCACCGATGGCACCAGCGCGCACACCAAAGACGACCAGACCATCGGCGTGGGCGATGCGGCCGAGACCGCCTTCCAGCTGGTCAAGAATTACCAAACCGGCACCGAGACCATGGTGCGCACCATCAACAAACCCGCCTCCGGCGGCATCCTGGTGGCCCTGGACGGCGTGCTGCAGACCGACCCGACCCACTACAGCTACGACAGCGCCACCGGCGTGGTGACCTTTGTGAGCCCGCCAGGCGCGGCCGTGGTCGTCACCGCCGGCTACGAGTTCGACGTCCCCTGCCGGTTTGACATCGACACCCTGCAGGTGACCGCCGACACCTACGGCATCAGGAGCGCCGACATCCCGATCGTGGAGCTGCGTGTATGAGCAAGACCCTGAGCGCCGGCCTGCGCACGGTACTCCAGTCGGAGACCATGGAGACGGCAACCTGCATGCTGCTGGAGCTGACCCGCTTCACGCCGCGCATCACCGGCATCACCCAGGCCAACCCCGGCGTGGTGACCACCGACATCCCGCACGGCTATGCAAGCGGCGACACCATCATCATCCGCGGCGGCGACATGGTCGAGGTCGACGACCATAGCCTGGTGGTGACCGTACTCACGACCACGACCTTCGAGATCGACGAGGACACCACCTCGCACACCGCCTACACCAGCGGCGCGGTCAGCAACCAGCTGATCGGCTTCACCGATCACGACCGGGACATCACCTACGACAAGGTGGTCTATGAGGGCGACGGCGGCTACACCCCGAGCGCGACGGTCAACAGCGGCGACCTGGCGGTCGACAACCTGGACGTTTATGGCCTGATCGACAGCATCAAGATCAGCGAGGCGGACCTGCTGAGCGGCAAGTACGACTACTGCCGCCTGTGGCTGTTCCTTCTCGACTACACCGACCTGGCGCTACTCACCGGCACCATCAAGTACGGGCGCATCGGTGAGGCGAGCCTGCAGCGCGATCTGTTCACCGCCGAGTTTCGCGGCCTGGCGCAAGCGCTCAGCCAGGACACCATCACCCACTACATGCCCAGCTGCTGGGCCACGGTCGGCGATAGCGACTGCGGCGTGGACCTGACCGCCGCGGCGAACAACGACAGCGGCTCGATCACCACCCTGGTCAGCCAGCGCAAGTTCCGCGACACCAGTGTCATCGAGGCCGACGGCTGGTGGACCGGCGGAATCCTGCGCTGGACAAGCGGCAACAACGCCGGCCGCGAGATGGAGATCAAGCTGCACCTGAGCAGTGATGCGGCCGAGGGCAACGAGCCCACCCTCGAGCTGCTCGAGCCCGAGTTCGGCGCCCTGCAGATCGGTGATGCCTACACCATGACGGTCGGCTGCGATAAAAGCCTCGCCACCTGCAAGGCGAAGTTTGCCAACGTGGTGAACTACCGCGGCTTCCCGCACCTGCCAGGTGTGTCGGAGCTCATGAACTACGGCAACCGTAAAACGGAGATCAACTGATGGTCACCGGGCAACAGATCGTCGACGAGGCCCGCGACTGGCTGGGCACCCCCTACCGGCACCAGGGCCGGCAGCGCACCGTGGCGGTCGATTGCGTGGGCCTGGTGTTTGGCGTCGCCCAGGCCCTGGACTTTGGCGACCGCCAGTTCTGGACCCGGGTGGCTCGCGACTGGCGCGACTACGATCGCATCCCGGACGGGCACACCCTGCAGCGGGCCTTCTCGTTGTTCCTGCCCGAGTACCCCCAGCACAAGGCCGAGCCCGGCGATGTGCTGCTGATCAGTTTCGCCGGCTATCCCCGACACACTGCCTTCCTGACCGAGCGCGACACCATCATTCACGCCTACAGCGGCTGCAAGAAGTGCGTCGAGAACCGCTGGGCGCACAGCTGGAGAACCGACACCGTCACGTCCTATCGGCTGAGCGAGTTCAGCCTGGAGCGAGCGCGGGAGGCGGGCTACTAGATGGCAACCCTAGCAATTGCAGGCCTGGGCGCGGCCGCCGGCTATGGACTGACCGCCGGCACCGCGTATGCGGCGACCGGCATCGCCATCGGCTGGTCGATCGGCAGCTACCTGGGCAGCGTGCTGTTCCCCACCCAGCTGCCCGACTCCGAAGGCCCACGCGTCACCGACCTGGGCGCGGCCAACTCCGCCTACGGCATTCCGCGCTCGCGCATCTACGGCACCGTCGGCGTGACCGGCAATATGATCTGGAGCGACGAGCTGACCGAGATCCGCAACGAGCAGGAAGTCGAGGTCGGCGGCAAGGGCGGCGGCGGGAGCTCGCAGGACGTGATCAGCTACACCTACACGGTGAGCTGCGCCTGGGCGCTGTGCGAAGGCCCGGTCGATGGCGTGCGGCGCATCTGGTTCGACAGCGAGCTGGTCTACGATCGGCGCGACACCAACCAGGGCATCAGCATCAAGGAGGGCGTCGCGCTTCGCGTTTACCTGGGCACCAACGCACAGAACCCCGACCCGATCATCGAGGCCATCGAGGGCGTGGGCGACACGCCGGCCTACCGCGGCACCTGCTACATCGTCGTCCAGGACCTGCAGCTGGCCGACTACGGCAACCGCCGCCCGAACGTGCGCGCCGAGGTGGTGCGCACCGTCACCCCAGCCGGCCAGGCCTACGAGTTCCAAGACCAGACAACCAGCATCATCCGCTACGACGCGAACCTGGCCTGGACCCTGACCGCCGACTACACCACCAACGAGGTGTACGTCTACGACACCTACAGCGGCTCGCTGATCAACCAGTTCTCGGCGCCGCTGGACGGCGTCAGCCAGGCCTATCAGCCGATCGGCATGTGGAACGGCTACATCTACATGGAAGGCACCGCGGCGAGCTTCACCCACACCATCATGATCGGCGTGGACGCCACAACCGGCGAGCAGGTCTTCGAGTACCATTTCGGCAGCGTCATCGGACTGACCAGGGATTATTTCTGGCCCGGCGCCCGGTTCATCGTTCAGTCGGGCAGCATTGCCGACGACCGCGTAAACGTCTGGGAGCAACAGCCCGACGGCACCCTGGACCTGCTCACCAGCACCACCCCGCTGGGCGACGGTTCGCTGGTTTACCAGGTCTGCGAGGAGCCCGACACCGGCTACGTCTGGGTCAAATACATGGGCGTACCAGGCTCCGATCTGACCCTGCAGCTGATCACCATCGACGCCAACCCCGAGTACCCGCTGCTCAGCAACGCCAAGTACACCTACACCACCCAGAACCTGGACCTGACCAACGCCTTCGATGCCAACGGCGACCCGGCCTCACCACCGGGCAGTGGTGTGGCGGCAGACAACTTCGGCCAATCGACCAACTACATGGCCTACGACCCGATGACGCAATCGGTGATCATTGAGTGCAGTTCCGCATCGGGCTGGTTGCCGCAGGGCTACTACCGCCTGGAATGCACCACGCGCCACGACCTGACCACCATGCGCATCGCCGCCAGCCTGGTCACCGCCACGGAGCCGAACGTCGACACCCCCGGGCCCAGCAACCGCAAGACAAACATGAGCAACCCGCTACGCGGCGACGGTATCGCGCTGGTGCTCAACAGCACCGACGGGCGCGAGCTGGTGGAAATCAACACCACCGACATGACCTACATCAAGACGCACACCTGGGCCTCGGGCACCCTGGACGGCGGCCTCATCGCCGGCGGCGTGGGTTCCTGGAACGGCAGCTTCCTGCTGACCGACGTGGCCGTGGCCGCTGAATACAAAATCGTCTGGGATCGCATGGAACCGCCCGGCAACGGGCTCGATGACGTGGTGCAGGACATCTGCCTCAACCACGACCTGGACGTCAGCGAGATCGATGTCACCGACCTGGCGACCAAGACCGTGAAGGGCTTCGCCATCACCCGCCCGACCAAGGCGCGAGCGCAGATCGAGATCCTGATGGGCGCCTACCTGTTCGACGCGGTCGAGAGCGACAAGAAGCTGAAGTTCAACCTCAAGGGCAAGACCTCGGTGGTCACCATCCCCGAGGATGACCTGGCCGCCCGCGAGCCAGGCAAGCGCCTGCCCGACGACCTGGTGCTCAAGCGCAAGGAGCTCTACCAGATCCCGGAGACCGTGCAGGTCGTTCATCTTTCACGGGAAATGGAATACGAGCCATCCAACCAGTACGCCCGGCAACCGACCAGCCCGACCAGCGATGTGCTCAAGCTGGAGTTCCCCCTGGTGCTGGCCGATGACGAGGCCGCGCAAGTCGCCGAGCAGTGGCTCCAGGCCCTGCGTGCCGAGCGCCACAGCGGCTCGATCGCCCTGGGCCCGTACTACTTCGAGTACGACCCGACCGACATCATCACCGTCAACCGCAACAACATCACCTACACCTTCCGCATCAACAAAACCGCGTGGGGCGGCCTGCCAGGCATTATCCGTGCCGATGTCACCACCTACGATGTGGGCGCTTACAACTCCAGCGCCACCGGTGCGGCCCCGGTCGGCTACAACCTGTCGACCTTGAACAACGCACCGATCACGGCGTTTTTCATGATCAACAGCCCGCCGCTGCGCGACGTCGATGACGACGGCGGCTTCTACATTGCGATGGCCCCCTACGTGGACCCAGGCAACTGGCCCGGCGCGGTGCTGCAGCGGCGCGTGGCGAACAACGACCAGAGCACCTGGAGCGTGATCGCCGACACCAAGAACCGCGCCAAGGTCGGCGCCGAGGGCACCGGCACCATCCTGCCCGCCGGCCCGAACGCAACCACCTGGGACTGGGTCAACAGCTTCAACGTGCGCATGTGGAACGCCGACGCCTTGGCCACCGACAGCGAGATCGACGTGCTCAACGGGCGCAACCTGCTGTACTTCCCGAAAAGCGGCGAGCTGATGCAGTTCCAGGTCGCCACCCTGGAGGTCGACGGCACCTACACCCTGACCGGCCTGCTGCGCGGGCGCCGCGGCACCGACTGGGCCATGGACGATCACATCGAGAACGAGCCGGTGGTGGTGCTCGAGCAGAACACCATCTACAAGGTCGACGATGTGCTCGCGAACGTGGACGTCACCTACACCTACGGCCCGGTGACGATCGGCTCCAACCTGGACCGCACCCGCAAAACCAACTGGACCCAGACCGGCGGCCTGGTCACCCCCCTGTCGCCAGTCAGCCTGAGCGCCGAGCGACAGGTCACCGGCGATCTGCAGCTGGACTGGATCCGGCGCGCACGCCTGAACGCCGAATGGCTGGACAATGTCGACGTACCCCTGGACGAGCCAACCGAGGAGTACGATGTCGAGCTCTACCAGGACAACGTGCTGCTGCGCACCGAGC